ATTAATTCTTTCATCTGACGAATGAATTCTTCGTCTGACCAGTTATCTGTAAAACTCATTTCCTGCGATACCACGGAAGGTTGATAGCTGATTTCATCGCTTTATTTGCTTCAAGCCACATTTTTGAATCACCAATAAATCTGGCTATTACTGCTTTGTTTTGTGCCGCACGAAGCATCTGGTGATTGATGGCTATTTCATTGCGCATAACGCCTCCAGTTGTTTCTTTGCTGCTCTGATTAATTGTTTAACTCGGCGTGATAATTCAGATTCGTGCGGGTAGAAAGCGGACATGACGCCGCTACCCGCGAGCTGAAAGTGCATCATGGGTAACTCCTTATATTTGATTGCATAACGAAAATGCCTCTCGTGAAGCATTATTGGTATGCGGTAAAGCCGCGCTCAGGCGGCTACTCTATTTCTTCTTCGAATGATTTTATTAGTCGGTCAATAACATCATCCGTTTCAATATCATTTCCGTCTGATTGCTTTAATACATCTATTGATTCTGCAGCGGTAAATTCCATCGCTGTGAGAAACTCGACAATTGCACACTCAACGACATATCGTTCTTCATCTGTACGACATGAGATAAAAGAGCATTTAATTGCTGTTATTACTTTTTGTTTAAGCTCTGCAGGGTAATCAGTTTTTATCATCGTTTACTCCGTCAAAAAAAACTGCCCTCACATTGGAGGGCAAAGAAGATTTCCAATAATCAGAACAAGTCGGCTCCTGTTTAGTTACGAGCGACATTGCTCCGTGTATTCACTCGTTGGAATGAATACACAGTGCAGTGTTTATTCTGTTGTTTATGCCAAAAATGAAGGCCGACTATGCGGCCTGAAATTACTTAACCAATGATGCTGCATATTCGATAAGGTAAAGTTTTGGAGCAAGCCAGATTTTCAGCCAGTCGAAATAATTGAAGAAAACAACAATAGAAGTAATCGCTATTCCTGATGTTACAAGTAGCGATAAAAGAACAACATCCGCATCATCTCCTTTATTCCATGCAAAAATCATCAGATAAACACACGCTATAATCACCAATACACAGATAGCCTGAATTCCAGCTGATGATACGGCGTGCCACATCAAAAGCTGATGGATGACATCAGGAATCTGTGCCTGGCTAAATGAAACAGCCGCGTCTATTCCATTACTGGCTTTTTGCAGTAGTTCTACGAGAATCTTGTTTGCTTGTTCTTCCATATATCCCCTTGATTGTAATAAGCATGAAATTATTTACGGCCAAAAAATAAAGGCCACCATCAGGCAGCCTTGTTATTCTGTTTACCAAGTTCTCTGGCAATCATTGCCGTTGTTCGTATTGCCCATTTATCGACATATTTCCCATTCTCCATTACAGGAAACATTTCTTCAGGCTTAACCATGCATTCCGATTGCAGCTTGCATCCATTGCATCGCTTGAATTGCCCACACCATTGATTTTTATCAATAGTCGTAGTCATACGGATAGTCCTGGTATTGTTCCATCACATCCTGAGGATGCTCTTCGAACTCTTCAAATTCTTCTTCCATATCTCACCTCAAATAAGTGGTTTGCTGCCTAATTTCATTTTCTGGCGACCAACACAAGTCACACCCATTTCACTGCGTGGCTTGCTGTACCATGTGCGCTTATTCTTTCGCTCAATACGTTGCAGGTTGCTTTCAATCTGTTCGTGGTATTCAGCCAGCACCGTAAGGTCTATCGGATTCAGTGCGCTTTCTACTCGTGATTTCGGTTTGCGATTCAGCGAGAGAATAGGGCGGTTAACTGGTTTTGCGCTTACCCCAACCAACAGGGGATTTGCTGCTTTCCATTCGGCCTGTTTAGCTGCGCGACGTTCGCGACGGCGTGTTTGAGAGTCCATATATCATCCTCAGATAAATGGCCCCTCAGCGGGGCCGACAGTTATTGGCAGGTTGCGTACTTGCTGATGCAGGAGAAGATTTCCACGATTCGCGTCATTGTTGTTTCAGGACGCTTTGCTTCATCACGCATTGACTTCAACCAAGCCATAAAGTGTTCGTTATGTTTCATGTTCATCTCCTGTCAGTTAGCTTTGGTGGTGTGGTAGGTGGGAGACCCATTTCGACCTGTTTCGGCCGACTTCAATTCGGCAATAGTTCCGCAGGCCTCGCCGCTTTACGTGCGACATATTCCCATCCATGAACCCTTCACCACACCCCAAAGCCTTCTGCTTTGAATGCTGCCCTTCTTCAGGGCTTAATTTTTAAGAGCGTCACCTTCATGGTGGTTAGTGCGTCCTGCTGATGGCTTAAAATTACAAGAAAGATTGTATGTTGTAAACAAGAAATATTGTAAATGGAGGTGCAAAAAACAAACTCCATTGTTTTTAAACGGAAAATAGTTTGTTTTTGGGTTACTGAGATTGAGGTGGGGATTAGTGGTTGCAGGTTCCGACTACATCACCAACAAAGGATTTGGTTGATGTAAGTTGCTGCATGCCCGGGATATTCATTACTTTGGAGTAAAGAGCTTTTTTGTCTGTAGTGATTGACCAAGTTTCAACGGTTATTCCGCCACCAGACTGGTATTCTCCTACCATAGTGTTCGATGACAAAGCCGTGTATTTCATCTCTGGATAGACGCCAGTGATTGATTCATAAACCGATGATTTATCACCATTAATTGTTATGTGGAAAACGGAATCTTCCGTGCTGTCTTTTGTAAAGTCGTAACGATCGCCATTCATTGCCCCGTACCCGTGCAGGTTTGTGACAATCCAGCATTCAGAATTGGCGCTGGTAGTTAATAGTATTGAGAGTAGCGCCGCAATCCTGATCATACGAATTTTACCCTCGCTTCCACGACAACACCGATAATCTTGCAGTTCCCGTTGATTGGAGTCATAGGCCATGAAGGATTCAGGCCTTTCAGATACTTCTGCCCGCCATCTATAACCAGTTTCTTGAATGTTGCTTCGTTCGCGTCAGTCAGTTTGGCTACAACAAGGCTTCCATTCACTGGCTCGCGTCCAGTATCCACTAACACCATATGACCTTCAGGGATGCTTTGACCTACAGGTGAGGTCATGGAATCACCTTCAACCTTCAGCCAGAATCCATCGCCTAATAAATTAACGTCACTGTCATACCATTCATCAATGTCCTTGATATCGTAGGGTTCACAAGCTTCACACCACGAACCAGCTCTAACCATGCTAATCAATGGATATTTCCCTTTGGGCTCAACATGCCCAACAAATCTAACATTCGAATCAGAGGTGCCATTGAGCAGCCAGTCAACACTTACGCCAAGAGCTGACGCAAGTTCTGGTAAAAATCGTGGTCGCTTAGTTTTACCGTTTTCGAGCTGCTCTATAGACTGCTGGGTAGTCCCCACCTTTTGAGCAAGTTCAGCCTGGTTAAGTCCAAGCTGAATTCTTTTGCTTTTTACCCTGGAAGAAATACTCATAAGCCACCTCTGTTATTTACCTCCAATCTTCACAAGAAAAACTGTATTTGACAAACAAGATACATTGTATGAAAATACAAGAAAGTTTGTTGATGGAGGCGATATGCAAACTCTTTCTGAACGCCTCAAGAAGAGGCGAATTGCGTTAAAAATGACGCAAACCGAACTGGCAACCAAAGCCGGTGTTAAACAGCAATCAATTCAACTGATTGAAGCTGGAGTAACCAAGCGACCGCGCTTCTTGTTTGAGATTGCTATGGCGCTTAACTGTGATCCGGTTTGGTTACAGTACGGAACTAAACGCGGTAAAGCCGCTTAAGACATTCCCGCTCTTACACATCCCAGCCCTGAAAAAGGGCATCAAATTAAACCACACCTATGGTGTATGCATTTATTTGCATACATTCAATCAATTGTTATCTAAGGAAATACTTACATATGCAACTTACAAGTACTCGCAAGAAAGCGAATGCAATTACAAGCAACATCCTGAATCGAATTGCTGTACGTGGTCAGCGAAAGGTGGCCGACGCGTTAGGGATTAATGAATCGCAAATTTCACGATGGAAAGACAGCTTCATCCCAAAAATGGGAATGCTTCTGGCTGTTCTTGAATGGGGTGTTGAAGACGAGGAGTTGGCGGAACTGGCTAAGAAAGTAGCCAGAATGCTGACAAAAGAAAAAGCCCCGAAGAACGGCGAATTCTTCGAGGCCTGATGTAGAAAGACTGGATCAATCCACAGGAGTAATTATGACAAAACAACTCAGTCCTTACCAGGACAAAATTCACAAACACATACTACGTGATCGCTTCCTGTCCAGCTTCAAGCAGCCTGGTCGATTCCGGGCTGAGTTGGAAAAAGTGAAGCTGATGCAGAAGGAGAAAGGTCATGAGTAATCTTGCAACCGTAACACATTTAAGGCCTTCACAACGGCCTGTGGAGCGTCGTGTGGCAGAAGTTGAAGATGGTTATACCCGTCTTGCAAATGCCCTGTATGAAGAGCTTATCGGCGCAGATTTAACGAAAAATCAGAGCAAGGTTGCCCACGCCATATGCCGTAAAACATACGGCTACGGTAAAAAGATGGATCGCATCTCTGATAGTCAGTTAGCTCAAATTACCAGGCTGCCAAGACAGAAGGTAAACAAGGCCAAGAATGAGCTTATCGCGATGAAGGTTATCCTTCGCGAAGGCCAGCAAATCGGGCCTAACAAGAACATCGAGGAATGGCAAATCGAAGGGTGTCACTACTCTGGTGATAATGTCACTGCATTGGTGACAAAAAGTGTCACCAAAACGGTGACAGCGCTGTCACCAAAACAGGGACACACAAAAGAAACTATTACAAAAGAAAAAAGAAATAATAAAAACACTATGTCCGAAAGTGTTCGGACGGAGTGTGAAAAATCACCTGACCGTCACGAAGAAACCGACAAGGCATTCGAGGAAATATTCTGGTGTGCAGGCATGCGGAAAGCCGGGAAGAAAAACGCAGCTTCGGCATTCAGAACACAGTTCAGGGAATGGCGTAAAACTACCAAGGGTACCGCAAGCGAGTTTGCCACGATGCTGGCAGAAGACATCGCATGCAGGAATGGTAAGCAGTTCGGATTCGACAGGTTGTTACCATCGAGCTACCTGAACGGTCAACGCTGGAACGACGAGAAGCCAGAAACTATTCAACCACAATCCAAACCATCATCCGCAATCACCGTATCGAAAACTGGCTACGTGTTTTTCGACAGGTGAACCATGAAATCAAAAATCAAATCGCTACTGGTCGCTGGTTATAACCACGGCTGGTTAAGTATTTCGTTTGTCGATTTCTGGTTTAAAAATCTCAATCTGAGGGAATCATGATGAGCCTTGAAGTTGGAGAATATATACCTGGTTATGAGGGTAAATACTCTGTAACCAAAGACGGTCGTGTTTATTCACATTTAAGAGGCAGGTTTTTGAATCCATCTCCGGATAACAAGGGTTATCTAAGAGTCACTTTGTGTTCCGATGGGATTCAGAAGACGTTAAAAGTTCATCGTCTTGTAGCTCAATTATTTATCCCAAATCCGTATTGCAAGCCAGAAGTAAATCATATCAACGGCGACAAATCGGATAACGCCATTTGGAACTTGGAATGGTGTACCTGCTCAGAGAATTTAAAACATGCTTTTAGCATCGGACTGAAAAGCGCAAAGGGAGTTTTTAATGGTAGGGCAAAACTATCTGAAACTGATGTGATTGATATCAGGAATTCTGTTGGTATGAAACTAAGCGAACTATCCACTAAATACGGAGTGAGTGAAATGCAAATTTCCACAATCCGCAGAGGAAACGCATGGAGGCACCTTTGAGTCCATCAGAACTTAGCGACCTGCTTTGGGCGCAGGTTGACAGGGTGGCTCCGCACCTGTTGCCAAACGGCAAGAAAGAGGGGCATGAGTGGGTTGCCGGTAACGTCAACGGTGACAAGGGAAACAGCCTTAAGGTCAACCTTAGCGGCAAGAAAAAATGGGCTGATTTCGCTGAGGGAGACGGCGGTGACATGCTTGATTTGTGGATGGCATGTCGTGGAATTAACCTGCATCAGGCTATGCAGGAAGCGAAAGCATTTCTCGGTATCAAGGATGACGATCACCATTTCGATGCCAAACGTGAGAAAAAATTCTCCAGACCTGATCGCAAGAAAATCGCCCGCTACGTTACCAGAACAGAATCCCATCTTGAGTACCTGCAATCGCGTGGCATATCGCCAGAAGTCGTAAAGCGCTACGAGGTTGTCAGCGGCAAGGTGTGGAATGGAGAGCGAGAACTGGATGCTCTGGTGCTTCCGTACAAACGCGATGGTGAGTTGTTGCAGGTCAAGCGAATCAGCACTGAGCGCCCGGACGGGAAGAAAGTCATTATGGCAGAAGGTGATTGCGAACCTTGTCTGTTCGGATGGCAGGCTCTGGACGCTGGCGTAAGGGCGGTTGTACTTTGCGAAGGCGAAATTGATTGTATGAGCTATGCGCAATACGGCATCTCGGCGTTATCCGTGCCGTTTGGTGGCGGGAAAGGCGCTAAGCAACAGTGGATTGAGTTTGAGTATCACAACCTCGACAGGTTTGAGGAAATATTCATCTCGATGGACGTTGATGATGTTGGTCGTGAAGCCGCAAGGGAAATCGCAAGCCGACTCGGTGAACATCGTTGCCGTCTTGTTACTCTGCCGTACAAAGACATCAACGAATGCCTGATGAACGGTGTTACCGAGGATGAAATCTGGCAGTACATCGGCACGGCATCCTACTTCGATCCTGAAGAACTCTACAGCGCGCGAGAGTTTTACCAGGACACTATCAACGCTTTCTACGGCAAGCAGCAGTATCTGTTTAATCCACCGTGGGAATCTCTGGCAGATAAATTCCAGTTCCGTGAGGCCGAGTTGACGCTGGTCAATGGTGTGAACGGTCACGGAAAAACGGAGGTTGTCGGGCATATGGCACTTGAGGCAATGCGTCAGGGTGTGAAGACGTGCATCGCGTCACTTGAGCTGAAGCCAGGCATTCTCCTTAAGCGACTTACCCGTCAGGCGACGTGCTGCAAGATGCCGCCAGTGCTGGAAATTGACTCTGCATTTAAATTTTATGACGAAAGACTTTGGGTGTTTGGCCTGACCGGAACGGCGAAAGCCGACAGGCTGATCGAAATATTCGACTACGCTCGCCGCCGATACGGGATCCAGTTATTCATCATCGACAGCCTGATGAAATGCGGCATAGGTGACGATGACTATAACGGGCAGAAAGCATTTGTTGACTCGATTTGTGACTTCAAAAACAAAACAAACTCCCACGTCATTCTCGTTACTCACTCCAGAAAAGGAGACAGCGAAGAAAAACCAACCGGGAAAATGGACGTAAAAGGCTCTGGAGCGATAACAGACCTGACAGACAACCTTTTTATCATCTGGCGTAACAAGGCTCGCGAGAGAGCGTTACAGAGAGTTCAGAGTGGTGAAAAGATGTCAGAGAAGGACGAACAGCTACTGGCATCTCCGGCATCTGTTTTGATGCTTGAAAAACAACGTAACGGCGAAGGTTGGGAAGGTGGTGTCCCGTTGTTCCTTGACGAGCAATCGCACCAGTTCCTGCAACTTGAATCAGGATCGCCATATAGCTACATCGCCAATATGCCGAAATCGGAATATGACGAGGCGTGGCGACAGGAAAACGTGACGGAGTATTAAATGACCATCTACATCACTGAGCTAATAACAGGCCTGCTGGTAATCGCAGGCCTTTTTATTTGGGGGAGAGGGAAGTCATGAAAAAACTAACCTTTGAAATTCGATCTCCTGCACATCAGCAAAACGCTATTCACGCAGTACAGCAAATTCTTCCAGACCCAACCAAACCAATCGTAGTAACCATTCAGGAACGCAACCGCAGCTTAGACCAAAACAGGAAGCTATGGGCCTGCTTAGGTGACGTCTCTCGTCAGGTTGAATGGCATGGTCGCTGGCTGGATGCAGAAAGCTGGAAGTGTGTGTTTACCGCAGCATTAAAGCAGCAGGACGTTGTTCCTAACCTTGCCGGGAATGGTTTTGTGGTAATAGGCCAGTCAACCAGCAGGATGCGTGTAAGCGAATTTGCGGAGTTATTAGAGCTTATACAGGCATTCGGTACAGAGCGTGGCGTTAAGTGGTCAGACGAAGCGCGACTGGCTCTGGAGTGGAAAGCGCGATGGGGAGACCGGGCAGCATGATGCGATGTTATCGGTGCGGTGAATGCAAAGAAGATAACCGCTTCCGACCAAATCAACCTTACTGGAATCGATGGTGTCTCCGGTGTGAAAGAACACCAACAGGGGTGTTACCACTACCGCAGGAAAAGGAGGACGTGTGGCGAGACAGCGACGAAGTATCACCGACATAATCTGTGAAAACTGCAAATACCTTCCAACGAAACGCTCCAGAAATAAACGCAAGCCAATCCCAAAAGAATCTGACGTAAAAACCTTCAACTACACGGCTCACCTGTGGGATATCCGGTGGCTAAGACATCGTGCGAGGAAATGACAATGCTTTTAATTCAACCTGGATTTGGCCTTAGCATCAAAAAAGGCCACATGTTTGGCGAGAAAGAGTCTCAACGAAAAATGGTGCTTATCAAGTTGCCATTTATCAGTATTTGTTGGCTAAACAGGGAGGCCGCAAATTATTTGTCTACATGCGCCAGAGCAGCATTTAACGACCCTGAGTGGTTTGTAGAAAACCATCACGCTGTTCGTCAGGCAAAGAGAAAGGCCAAAACGACATACATGAAGGCGTATCGAAAAGCATGGAAAGAACACCGCGATCGATACCAACAAGACATGGAAAAGCTTGAATCAGAAAACATGGAATTAAGACGAAAGCTCGGTGAAACAAAACGAGACATTGATGCTTACAAGCGACTTTTTAATGGTGAAAGCCATGCTTAGCCCATCCCAATCCCTTCAATACCAGAAAGAAAGCGTCGAGCGGGCTTTAACGTGCGCTAACTGCGGTCAGAAGCTGCATGTGCTGGAAGTTCACGTGTGTGAGCGTTGTATATATGAATGCTTAAATATGGTGGAACATAATGAGAAATATAAGCAACATAGACGAATTAAGAAATAAATTATCATATGATGATGTTTTAGGTGTACTTAGATGGAAAGTGTCTCCTTCTAATAATGTTAAGGTTTGCAGTGTTGCTGGTTACATTAGGAGTGATGGTTATAGGATGTTAACTATCGATGGTGTAATTACTTATGCTCACCACGTTATATGGATGATAAATAATGGTGAGATTCCATTAGGGTATAAAATTGATCATATAAATGGAGTAAGGGTCAGATAATAGGCTATCTAATCTTCGATTGGTTACACACCAACAGAATGCACAGAACCAAAAGAGAAAAATAACCAATTCGTCAGGAGTGACTGGAGTATATTTCAATAAAGAGAGATGTAAGTGGATTGCGAATATATGCGTAGATGGGCGCACCAAATATCTTGGAATATTTGCTAGCATCATTGACGCTATTGCAGAAAGGAAGAGGGCAGAAAAAGAACTGGGTTTTCATGAAAACCATGGTAGACCATAACTGCGCAGAACTGATGAGCGATCCGAATAGCTCGATGCACGAGGAAGAAGACGATGGCTAAACCAGCGCGAAGACGATGTAAAAACGATGAATGTCGGGAATGGTTTCACCCTGCATTCGCCAATCAGTGGTGGTGCTCTCCAGAGTGTGGAACCAAGATAGCACTCGAACGACGAAGCAAAGAACGCGAAAAAGCGGAAAAGGCAGCAGAGAAGAAACGACGACGAGAGGAGCAGAAACAGAAAGATAAACTTAAGATTCGAAAACTCGCCTTAAAGCCCCGCAGTTACTGGATTAAACAAGCCCAACAAGCCGTAAACGCCTTCATCAGAGAAAGAGACCGCGACTTACCATGTATCTCGTGCGGAACGCTCACGTCTGCTCAGTGGGATGCCGGACATTACCGGACAACTGCTGCGGCACCTCAACTCCGATTTGATGAACGCAATATTCACAAGCAATGCGTGGTGTGCAACCAGCACAAAAGCGGAAATCTCGTTCCGTATCGCGTCGAACTGATTAATCGCATCGGGCAGGAAGCAGTAGACGAAATCGAATCAAACCATAACCGCCATCGCTGGACTGTCGAAGAGTGCAAGGCGATCAAGGCAGAGTACCAACAGAAACTCAAAGACCTGCGAAATAGCAGAAGTGAGGCCGCATGACGTTCTCAGTAAAAACCATTCCAGACATGCTCGTTGAAGCATACGGAAACCAGACAGAAGTAGCACGCAGACTGAAATGTAGTCGCGGCACGGTAAGAAAATACGTTGATGATAAAGACGGGAAAATGCACGCCATCGTCAACGACGTTCTCATGGTTCATCGCGGATGGAGTGAAAGAGATGCGCTATTACGAAAAAATTGATGGCAGCAAATACCGAAATATTTGGGTAGTTGGCGATCTGCACGGATGCTACACGAACCTGATGAAAAAACTGGAGACGATAGGATTCGACACCAAAAAAGACCTTCTTATCTCGGTTGGCGATTTGGTCGATCGCGGTACAGAGAACGTTGAATGCCTGGAATTAATCACATTCCCCTGGTTCAGAGCTGTACGTGGAAACCATGAGCAAATGATGATTGATGGCTTATCAGAGCGTGGAAACGTTAATCACTGGCTGCTTAATGGCGGTGGCTGGTTCTTTAATCTCGATTACGACAAAGAAATTCTGGCTAAAGCTCTTGCCCATAAAGCAGATGAACTTCCGTTAATCATCGAACTGGTGAGTAAAGGAAAAAAATATGTCATCTGCCACGCCGATTATCCTTGTGATAAATACGAGTTTGGAAAGCCAGTTGATCATCAGCAGGTAATCTGGAACCGCGAACGAATCAGCAACTCACAAGACGGGATCGTGAAAGAAATCAAAGGCGCGGACACGTTCATCTTTGGTCATACGCCAGCAGTGAAACCACTCAAATTTGCCAACCAGATGTATATCGATACTGGCGCAGTGTTCTGCGGAAACCTCACATTGATTCAGGTACAGGGAGAAGGCGCATGAGACTCGAAAGCGTAGCTAAATTTCATTCGCCAAAAAGCCCGATGATGAGCGACTCACCACGGGCTACGGCTTCTGACTCTCTTTCCGGTACTGATGTGATGGCTGCTATGGGGATGGCGCAATCACAAGCCGGATTCGGAATGGCTGCATTCTGCGGTAAGCACGAACTCAGCCAGAACGACAAACAAAAGGCTATCAACTATCTGATGCAATTTGCACACAAGGTATCGGGGAAATACCGTGGTGTGGCAAAGCTTGAAGGAAATACTAAGGCAAAGGTACTGCAAGTGCTCGCAACATTCGCTTATGCGGATTATTGCCGTAGTGCAGCGACGCCGGGCGCAAGATGCAGGGATTGCCACGGTACAGGTCGGGCGGTTGATATTGCCAAAACAGAGCAGTGGGGGAGAGTTGTCGAGAAAGAGTGCGGAAGATGCAAAGGTGTCGGCTATTCAAGAATGCCAGCAAGCGCCGCATATCGCGCTGTAACGATGCTAATCCCAAACCTTACTCAACCCACCTGGTCACGCACTGTTAAGCCGCTGTATGACGCTCTGGTGGTGCAATGCCACAAGGAAGAGTCAATTGCAGACAACATTTTGAACGCGGTCACACGTTAGCAGCATGATTGCCACGGATGGCAACATATTAACGGCATAATATTGACTTTTTGAATAAAGTTGGGTAAATTTGACCTAACGATGGATAAATGCACTCGTTAAATAAAGCCCTGAGTTAATAGCTCGGGGCTTTTTGCGTTTTAAGCACGGCCTTTCTGAAAGCACATCAAACCAAATACCAGACAGACAAAAATAATCACCTTATCCGCTGTGGCTACGGTGCGGTGTGCTTTGCATAAAAGAAAACCAGCGCAATGGCTGGCTTCGTGAAGGCGGGTGGCAAGAGGCTGCGCTAACAACCTCCTGCCGTTTTGCCCGTGCATATCGGTCACGAACAAATCTGATTACTAAACACAGTAGCCTGGATTTGTTCTATCAGTAATCGACCTTATTCCTAAATAAATAGAGCAAATCCCCTTATTGGGGGTAAGACATGAAGATGCCAGAAAAACATGACCTGTTAGCCGCCATTCTCGCGGCAAAGGAACAAGGCATCGGGGCAATCCTTGCGTTTGCAATGGCGTACCTTCGCGGCAGATATAATGGCGGTGCGTTTACAAAAACAGTAATCGACGCAACGATGTGCGCCATTATCGCCTGGTTCATTCGTGACCTTCTCGACTTCGCCGGACTAAGTAGCAATCTTGCTTATATAACGAGCGTGTTCATCGGCTACATCGGCACTGACTCGATTGGTTCGCTTATCAAACGCTTCGCTGCTAAAAAAGCCGGAGTAGAAGATGGTGGAAATCAATAATCAACGTAAGGCGTTCCTCGATATGCTGGCGTGGTCGGAGGGAACTGATAACGGACGTCAGAAAACCAGAAATCATGGTTATGACGTCATTGTTGGCGGAGAGCTATTCACTGATTACTCCGATCACCCTCGCAAACTTGTCACGCTAAACCCCAAACTCAAA